TATGTTCATAAACTGATAATTGAAGTTTGTAACATAATGTAAATCGCCATTTACCAATTTTAAGTTTGAGTTGTGCAACTCGTCCGCTCTTTGCTAATATATTAAATTCCATTTTGGAACCTCACTTTCTTTTATAGTTTGTTTGGGTAAAACCCATAAGACGCTCTCGTTTAAAAGCGTCCTAGCGTTTTATTCTTGTCCGTTTGCAAGTCGTTCTACATCAGGCATAAATAACTTTAAGTTTGTTATTTGATTTTTGATATCAGCGACTACGCATTGCATATTGCAGTAATTAACTTCAACATCATCATTTGCTTGTTGTATATTTTCTAAGTCAGCAATTGGTGTATCGCAATTATTGCACTCAGTTACAAACAAATCATCTTCACTTTCGTCTGCAAATGGATTTTCTATTTCTTTAACTAATGATTGATAATCATTAGCTTCTGCTATAGCTTCTAGTTTTGCAAGTGTTGCTTTCTTTTGTGTTAGTATTTCTTTCCAATTTGTCATTTGGTTTTTCTCTCTTTCTTTTTAATTAATTTACGTTTTAAGTTTGATACTTTGTTAAGTATCTATCTGCACACCCGTTAAGATGTGCAGTTAGATAATTACAATGTTCTTAAAGCGTGCAATCTTGATTGAATTAATTCCATCTCGTTGCTTAATCTGTTTAATGATGTATGCAATTTTTTGTACTCTTTTGTATCATACATATCTGCTAATGTTTCAGATTTAAAAGCATCTTTGTAAAGTGCTTCTAATTTTGTTCTAACATCATACATCATTTCAGCAGTTCTTTTTTCATCTGCTTCAAGGTTTGCTTGTATTTCTTTTATATTGATATCCACGATATCCTCTCTTTCTTTTTAGTTAATTTACGTTTTAATTGTGGTGTGTAAGCACCAATCTACACACCGTCTAAGATGTGTAGTTTGCTACTAACTTACTAGGTAGGTTTCGCCGTCTGCATAATCGCAATCGTTGCAAGATACTGTCCAAGTAACTGTATTATTACCTTTTTTAGTTTCTTGTGTAACGTTGTTATGTGCGCATAGCATAATATTTCCTCTTTCTTTTAAGTTGGAACCGATTGTTCCATAAGGCGCTACCGTAATAGCGCCCTAGCAAAAATCAGAACTAAAGTTTAAGGTTAATCTTACGAAGCGTTGATTACGCTTGTGTCGTAAGTGTTTGCAGTTTCGTGTCCAAGTGCCTACCGTGTTCAAAGTGTTGCCGTAAGGAAGTATCTATGTCTATGGCTAAACCGTACTAACGGGTTGAGTTGAGCATTGTTGTTGCGATTAAAGATTACGCAGACGTGCTGGTCTAACTTGTCCATCTCATACATTTTTTACACGCGTGGTCGTTGTGCTATACGCGCACCGAACTGACGCAATTTCGCAAACACCGAATTTGAAACTCAATGGTAACGCCAGTTGGTTGGACGGCTTTTGTCCCAAAGCTTGAGGGCTGGATTTTTGAGTCGCGTCAGGCAGGTCGTTGCCACAGATTCCGCGATTTTGGTCTTTTTCTAATTTGTGCCTTTCGGTTGCTTACAATGTAATTAAATCATAAATTAAAGATTAATCAAAACGAATTTAAAGAAATATTTTTAAGAATCCTTATTATTACTTTACACTTACTCAAAAACCCTATTAAAATAAGACTTTAAGAGAACGATTTTTGGCTAAAAATGGCTTAAAAAAAAATTAAAAAAAATATAAAAAAATTGCTAAAAATTGGTCTAAAAAGTGCCTCGAACTTTGATTTTCGGGCTAGTCAAAAATTGGCTAAAAATACAACATACTCGGTATGTCTGGGTTAGGGTTATGATATGACAAATAAAAATCAAGATATGAAACTTCGTTATAAATTTCTTGATGAATCTGTTTGGGCAAGATTGAACCAAGCTCTATCCGTCGGTGCTTACATAGAGGACGCTTGTGTATTTGCTGGGATAAGCTCTCGTCAATTTCGTCGGTGGCGAGAACTGGCTGAACAAGATATTGAACCTTACTCTACTCGCTGGGAAGAAATAGCTAAGAGTGAATCCCAAGCTATAGTTAGAAATCTCTTTAATATTCAAAACTCTGCTAATAACGGTTCGTGGCAAGCAAGTGCGTGGCTATTAGAAAGAAAATATCCAGAGAAGTTTGGTCGTAAAGATTCTCTTGACGTAGCTAATTCTGGTGGTAATCGCTATAACGTTGAACTATACTGGTCGGATAATACAAGATTTATTGAGGGAGAAGAAATTTCTACTTCCGATATGTCCGATATAAAAAAAGAGATTGATGAAAATGCCGAAACCTAATGATGAATTTGATGATGTCAATGAAAAGTTTATTGAGATAATCCAAGCTAATGATTTTGATTTTCCAGTTGTAAGTGAAGTTCAAGTTACACATTTTGATTTTGATTCTGGCTTCGTCGTCTTGCCCTTACCTCTTGACGTTCTTGAACTCTGGCGTGAATTATTAGAGGGTGGTAATGGAAACGATTTTATCGAATAACGGAACAAAAAATTTTAAGGTTAAAATGCCTGAACTTCACTCTGGGCAATTATCTGTTGCTACTTCTAAATCTCGTTTTAAAGTTCTTGTAGCTGGTCGTCGTTGGGGTAAGACTAGGCTAGGTGTCTGGCTTTGTATTGCTAAAGCTATGCAGGGTAAGAGAGCTTGGTGGGTTGCACCAACATATTCAATGGCGCTAGAGGGTTGGAAAGAAATTAGAACTCTTGGTATTGACTACGGTTGTGAAGTTAAAGAATATGAAAAAACTTTATATACGCCAACAGGTGGGCAAGTAACTGTTCGTTCTGCTGATAATCCTGATAGGCTTCGTGGTGCTGGTCTTGACTTTATTGTTCTTGATGAGTGCGCTTTTATAAAAGAAGATGTATGGAAAGAAGTTCTAAGACCTACCCTAACTGAACGTCGTGGCGGTGCTTTATTTATATCTACGCCAAGAGGGTTTAACTGGTTCTCTAAACTCTATGATGAAGCAGAAACTTTACCTGATTGGGAACGTTGGCAACTTCCTACTACTACTAATCCTTATGTACCGCTAGATGAACTTGAAGTCGCTAAGAAAGAAATAGGTTCATTTCTTTATAACCAAGAATACGAAGCGCAATTTATTGAACAATCTGGTGGTTTGTTTAATCGTAATTGGTTCAAATACTTTAATACTTCGCAAGAACTTCGCTTTGATGAAAACGGTTATGAAAAATACTTTAAGTTTATTGAATACGATAATAATAAGCGTGTTGATTATGATGACTTACAAATTTATTCTACTGTCGATTTAGCAACTTCTACAAAAGAATCTGCTGACTATACTGTTGTAACTACCATTGGTGTAAGTCCTACTAATGAAATATTTGTTCTTGATGTTGTAAGGCAAAGACTTGAAGCACCCGAAGTTCTAAAAATGTTGCAAAGCGTGTATGAACGTTGGCTTCCTAGTATAATCGGCATAGAAAGAGCTGGGTATCAACTTGCATTTATACAAATGGCGCGTAGTCAAACACAACTACCGATAAGAGAACTTAAAGCTGATAAAGATAAGTACTCACGTGCGTTGCCGTTGTCTGCTAAAATGGAAGCTGGTTTAATTTATTTTGATAAGACAAGCCAATGGTACTTAGAATTGGAAAAAGAGTTATTGCAATTTCCAGCTGGAGAACACGACGACCAAGTTGATTCTCTTGCTTACGGTATATTACAATTAACTCGTAAGAAAGAATTTAGGGCGTACTAAATGAACATACTGGAATTGGCTTGGGTGGGTAGTTCCTTTGGGTGTGTTCAGCTACCTGCCCTAGCCGTTAGGAGAATATATGGCTGAAAGGCGAACATTAAGCGACATTATATTTGGTCGTGCTTCTGTCAATGACGAAAGAAAGCGTTTTAACTTCTTTAATGACGCTGATTCAATGTATAACAATGTAAGTTTTATTCAGGGCTGGAATACTCGCGCTGGTTCGTGGGAAGTAGACGCTATGGGCAACGGTGCTTCTAACTCTGCCGTAGTTTCGTGTTTGCAAGTTCTCGGATTATCTTTTAGTGAAGCTGAACTCAAAGTTAAGTTTTATGATAAAGACGGTATTGAGCAAGATATTAAAAACCACCCATTAACAATTTTAATGCGCCGTCCTAATCCATTTATGTCAGGCGATATTGTGCAACAATATATTATTAATGCTATGCACGTGTCTGGCGACGCTTACTTAATCAAACAAAAGAATAACGCTGGACAACTTGTTGCTTTATATCCGCTTATGCCTGAAAATGTATCGCCTAAAGGTAATGACGATACCTTAATTACTCACTACGAATATGAAACTAATAATAAAAATGTTCTTATTATGCCTGAAGATATGGTGCATATTCGTTTAGGTCTTGACCAAACAAACCATAAGAAAGGATTTGCACCGCTTCGTACTGTGCTTAGAGAAATCTACGGCGACGAATCTGCTGGGCAAATGGCTACTGCACTTCTTGCTAATTCTGGTGTGCCTAATGTTTTAATTACACCTAAAGATGATTATGGTGTCACTAGCGACGAAGCTGAACAAATTGCAAAGGCTTATAAAGAAAAAGTAGGCGGTAGAAATAAAGGTATGCCATTGGTTATGTCTGGTGCTATGGACGTTAAGAAAATGGCTTTTAGTCCTACTGAACTTGACATAGGAACATTACGTAGAGTTCCAGAAGAAAGAATATCCGCCGTGCTTGGTGTTCCTGCAATATTAGCTGGTCTAGGCGCTGGTCTTGAAAGAGCAACCTATTCTAATGCAAAAGAGCTTAGAGAATTTTTTACTGAAAATAAATTAATACCATTATGGAAGCAAGTTGGCGAAGAAATTACACAACAAATTTTACTTCGTGATTATCCAAATGAATCTGAAGCTTACGCCGAATATGACTTTACTGACGTACGTGCATTACAACAAGATATGGACGCATTATATACACGTCTAAATGTTGGTGTTCAAGGTGGTTGGATTACTGTAGCTGAAGCTAGAGAAGAAGTTGGTCTGCCTACTGACGATACCCAAAATGTTTATCTAATGGACGCTAATAAAGTTGTAGTACCTGCTAATGATATTGGTATGACTTCTGTTAGTGAAGTTGAACCAGAAGTTATTGAACCTGAATATGAATATGATGAACCTGAAGTTGAATCCGCTGATGATGAATTACAAAAATCTTATGAATACAAAGTTGTTAGAGAAATAGACGGCGAGTTCTGTGTTATTGCAGAGGAATCTGGAAAGAATATGGGTTGCTATCCGACTAGAGAACTTGCTGAAGCAAGACTTGAACAAATATCAAGATTTAGTGATGATAGTAAAATTAAAATTTCTAAAGATGTTTTTACAACCCAAGAGGAAGCTGAAATACGCGCAGAACAAATCGGTTGTATTGGTTATCACGTTCAAGATATAGACGGAAACGAATATTATATGCCGTGTGATTCTCACGAAGAATACGAGGACATCATTGGAACACAAACAAGTTAGCGAACAAGTTAGGGAAGCTCTTAAAAAAAAAGTAGATGAACATAACGAGAAGTACGGCGACCAAGCTGGTAAGCGAGTAACACTCGGTATGCTGGAAGCAGTATTCCGTCGTGGTGTTGGTGCTTATAATACTAATCCTCAAAGTGTTAGACCTAATGTTAATTCCGCAGACCAATGGGCTTATGCTCGTGTTAATACTTGGCTACGTGCAGTTCGTACTGGTAGTTTTTCTGGTGGTAAGTTTGATACAGACTTGCTTCCGTCTGGACACCCATTATCAACAAGAGATAAAGCTTTTAAAGGTTTATACGACGATTTAGATTTTACAATTCCTAAAGGTGCCAAAGAGGAAGCTAAAAGAGGGTTAGCTTGGCGTAAAGAATTTGGTAGAGGTGGAACTGATGTTGGTCTTAACTCTGCACGATACATAATCAACAATACAACTGCTGGTGCAGAAAAAGTTAGACATATCGCTAAATACTTTCCTAGACACGAAGTTGATAAAAGAGCTGAGGGTTGGCGACAGGGCGAATCTGGTTATCCAAGCAACGGGCGTATAGCGTGGGCGCTTTGGGGTGGCGAAGCTGGTAAGGTCTGGTCGCAAAAACTTGTAAGGGCTATGAATAAACGTGATGAGAAAGCTAACTCGGCATTTGAATTAATTAAACGTCGTAATACTTTAAGAGAAGAAAGCTGGGATTATCGTTTAAGTCGTTTTCGTTCTAATGATACAAAAGATATTCTATGGAAAGAACACGATAAGCTTTTAACACAATGGGAAAAAATAATTAGAGATGTATTCTTCGAACTTCTGCAAAGTCAAGATTTAAAAATATTATCAATGATGAACCAATACGGCGTTCAGCAAATTGGTGTTAATGGTCTTATTGAATTTGCTATTGATGAAAATACTAAGAGCTGGTCTGCACGTGTCTATGATTATTTTATGTCGTTAGTCAATGACTTTGCATTTTATCAAGTTGATTTGTTATTACCTAATGCTAAGGCTATGCCTAATGTTATTCCGCTATATGAAAAACAAAGTGAAAAAGAAATTATTGAGCAGGGTTTGTTTTATCGTCTTGTGTCTGTTCAACAACTTCCGCTTCCTAACTTACGTAATGACGCGTTGATACAAGATTATGTTAAAGATTTGATTGATGACTTATTACCAGAATTATCTAATACTTCTAAAAAACGTTTTAGCGCAACCTTTAGGAAATCTTTACAAGAAGCTTTAGAGGACGGCTTGTCTGGTCGTGCTTTACAAAACTACGTAGCTGGTTCTGTTAAAAAAATATTAAGCCAAAAGAACTTGACTAGGGCTTTGACTATTGCTAAAACTGAATCGAACAAACTTGCAAATTATGGTCGTTTAGTTGGTGCAAAATCAACCCAGATTGTATATACTAAAGAGTGGATTTCGCAACGTGACGGTAAGGTTCGTGACGCACACGTAACTCTGGACGGAACAGAAATCCCAGAAGATAGCCAATTTAATTATGGTGGTTATCTTTTAGATTACCCGAGCGATAGTTCGTTAGGCGCACCGCCAGAACTTACGGTTAATTGCCGTTGTTTTTTGAGCTATCACGAAAAGAGGATATAAACGTTGGTAGATAAAAAAGAATATAGACAAAAAGATATTTTAAACTTTGACGAAGAAACTGGTACTGTAGAAGCAGTATTTTCTGTTTTCAATGAGATTGATAGTGACAATGATGTAGTTTTACCTAAATCAATTCGCAGTGGATATGGCGATAAAGGTGTCGCTATGGTCTGGGGTCACGATTGGAAAAATATAATTGGTAAAGGCAAAATTATACAAGATGATGATAAAGCCGTTTTTAAAGGTTCGTTCAATATGAACACTAACGCTGGTAAAGAAGCTTATGAAACTGTTAAAGCTATGGGCGATTTGCAACAATGGTCTTTTGGTTTTGAAGTTCTTGATAGCGAAGTTGGTATGTTTTCTAAAGACGGTGGCGAGGAAAAAGAAGTTCGCTACTTAAAAGATTTAAAAGTATGGGAAGTATCGCCAGTAATGGTCGGTGCTAATCAAAACACTCATACTGTTGCCGTTAAAAACGCAGAACAAGAAATGGAAACTAATGATAGAGAAATTAAAAATGAAGTTAAATCAACTGAAGTTGAAGTTGAGGAAACTAATAGGGATAACATAGGTTTAAAATTTACAGACGAAGTGGACAACTTGCTTATCAAGATGACCGCTATGTTGAAAAGAGCTAAGGAGCTTACTGCCTTACGCTTGGGTAAAGATAAAACACTTTCGGCTGAAAGCACGGAAGCGCTTGAAAATCTAAAGGACGCATTACAAGATATGCACCAAGATATTGATACGCTACTTCGTGTTGGTACTGATAGTGTTGATGAAGTAATAGACGAGCTGGACGCAAATGAATTGTTTAGGGAAACTACACAATTACTTGCGGACACTCTTGATTTATAAAGGAAAAGTTATGGCTGACTTAAATAAAAAGAACGCAGAACTTGCTGAATTAAGAGGTAAATTACACGAATTTGCTAGTGCTAAAGACTTCTCTGAATTTACTGCTGAAGATAAAGAAACTTGGGCAAAGATGAACGAAGAAGCTAAATCATTAGCTGACTCTGTTCGTGAGCTTCAAGTTTTTGAAAAAGAGCGTAAAGCAAACGAGGAACTTTTAGAAGCTGGTAAAGTTGTAAACCCTCTACCAATTCACGAGGAAAAAACTGCAAAAGCTACAACTCTTGGCGAGGAAGTTATCAATTCTAACGCTTACAAATCTTTTATGGACAATGGACAACTTAACATAACAAGTGAAATTAAATACAATCCTATCTTGGAAAGTAAGACACTTGTTGATGAAGCTTCCGCATATCCACCAAAAGTTGTAAGAAGTGACTTGATTTATCCTACTGCTTTGAGAAATCCTAATTCTGTTATTGATTTGTTCTCAGTAATTCCTACTGACCAATATCAATATAAGTATTTAGAAGAAACTACTTTCACAAACAACGGCGCAGAAGTTGCAGAGGGTTCAGCATTTGGCGAATCTGCATTAGCTTTCACAGAACAAACTGAAAACATCAGAAAGTTCGGTGTATCTATTCCTGTAACTGAAGAATTATTAGCAGACGTTGCAACTGTAAATGGTTATCTTGATTCAAGATTAAGAACTATGTTGCAATTAAGACTTGATTCTCAATTACTAAACGGTAATGGAACTGCTCCAAATATTCGTGGTATATTAAACAAATCTGGTATCAATACTTTTGACTACGCTACCTACACAGGTAACCTCAAGAGAATTGGACAAATCTATCAAGCGATTACTGAAATCAGAAAAGACGCTTTTTTAGAACCAGACGCAATATTAATGCACCCGTCTGATTGGAACGACGTTGTAACTGAAGTAAATGCAGTAACAACTTCTGGTGCTTTGAATCCATTGTTCGTTGGTGCTGGTATGTTCAACGGCGCACCTACATCAAGTATGTGGGGTGTTAAAGTTGTTCCTACAACTGCACTTTCAGCAGGAACTGCATTAGTTGGTGTATTCGGTGGTGGACTTGCTTCTCATATCATCTCTAGAGCTGGTATGGAAGTAGCTATGTCCGATTCACACTCTGACTTCTTTACAAAAGATAAAGTTATGATGAAAGCAAGTATGAGATTAGGTTTCGCAATCTATCGAGCTACTGCTTTCTGTTCAATTACAAACTTCTAAAGATTGTAATTATGGTTTTGTTTTCGCACTCGTCTTATAAGGCGGGTGCGGAACAAGATAGTAAAGGAAAAAATATGAAATTAAAAAAAGATGTTTATGAAAAAGACGGAAAGATAATTCTTTCTGACGGACACCCTAAAGAATTTGCTGGGCAATCTTGCCGTAAATTAGCTATAGCTGGTGAGGAAATTTCTGACGCACAGGCTAAAGAGTGGGGTATCAAAGAATCTAAAGCAAAAGAACCAAAAGAAAATAAAGCTAAGTAGGTCGTAAGTGGCTGGTACTCAATATGTTGATAAGGCTGACCTAAAAGCATATATAGGTTTGAGTGGAGCTGGTCAAGACGATAACATTGATAATGCTATAAACGGTGCTTCTAGGTTAATAGACGCTTTCTGCGGTCGTCACTTCTATCAAGACAATGCAGTTAGAACTGAATATTATACACCAACAAATTTTGTTGAGATTTCTGTAAATGATATTTCTACTACAACTGGTCTTATCGTTAAATTAGATACAACTGATGACGGAACTTACGATACGACTTTAACTATAAATACTGATTTTGTTTTACTACCAGTTAATCCGCGTATAAATAAAATTGCTGACGGTAATACCTATTACTTTCCTTATACTGATATTCAAATTTTGCCTACTCGTTCTAGTGAGAGGTTTGACCCGTTAATTAAAAATAACATTAGCGTAACTGCTAAATTTGGTTTTACTGTAATCCCTGAAGCTATTGCACAAGCAACTTTAATACAAGCTACTCGTCTATGGAAACGTAAAGATACACCGTTTAATGTATTTGGTAATGAACAAACTGGTACGCAAGAATTGTTTTCTAAATTTGACCCAGACGCAAAAGAACTTATTAAAGGTTATATAAAGCATAGATTATGAGCTATGACGTTGCAGGTTCTCGTGAGTTTCAACGCCGTTTAAAATTACAAGCTTTAGCAGGTGTTCATTTAAGAAACTTCTTTAGCGAATACGGTAAGCTAATCGTTACTGACGCAAAAAAAATAGCACCTAAATTTGAGGGTAACTTACGTGGAAGTTTAACTTTTAGACATCTACCTAATACTGCTGGTATTCCTACTGGTATTGAAGTCTTTTCAAGAAGTCCTTACGCACTTTACGTTCACGGATTTTATGATAAAAAATTTAATATGAAAGAACCGTGGAGTAGAACTAAACCACACTACCCGCCAATATCCGCACTTCAAAAATGGTCTGACGCTAAAGGTCTTAATCCTTATCTAGTTCAACAAGCTATTGGTCGTAAAGGTACGCCGATTATTCCGTTCTTCAAGATTGCTATTAAACAAAATGAAGCAGAAAGAAAACTACTATTATCAAAAACTGGTATTAAGATAGAAGCACAATGGCGAGCAGGTCGTCGTGGAAGTTTTGGAACTAAGATATAATGGCTAACTTAACAAACATAAGAAATGAAATTAAAAATAACTTGGCTAACATAAGCACTCTTTCTGTTTATGGTTATGTGCCTGATATGGTTGAACCACCTACCGCAGTTGTAGGCGTAATGGAAACTATTAACTACGACGCGTCAATGCAACGTGGTGCTGACCGTTATGAGATTCCAGTTTTTCTTTATGTATCTAGGGTAGACGCGCAAGATAGTCAAGAAACATTAGACGGCTACTTGGCTTCGTCTGGTTCTACTTCTGTTAAAGCACAAGTAGAAAGTGATACAACGTTGAACGGCGAGGCACAATCTGTTAGAGTAGTAAGTGCAAGTAACTATGGTGTCTATGAAATAAATAACGTAGCTTACTTGGGCGTAGAATTTATTGTTGAGGTAATTGCATAATGTATGAAATAAAACAAAGTTTAATGACAAATGGTAAGATAATCGAAGCTGGTTCGATTGTTGATGATAAAGCTATACCTAAAACAAGTATTCAATGGTTATTAGACCAAGCAATAATTGTTAAGGTAGATAAAAAATATAAAGAAAAAAAATTACAAGAAATTGCTGAAGCAAAAAAACAAGCTGAAGCAGAGGAAGAATAATATGGGTAAAGGTTCTGGATATGGTGGCGGTTCAAGACGTTCTGGTCGTAGGTCATCTGGTCGCGGTTCTGGTAGGCGAGGTAAATAATGGCTTTTAAACACGGAAAAAATACAAAAGTATTTATAAATAATAATGATTATTCTGCATACTTTAATAATGCTGATACAACTCGTACCGCAGATGTTGCAGAATCTACTACATTTGGTAAATCAAGTAAGACTTACATTTCTGGAAATAAAGACGGTACGGTTTCACTTGGTGGATTTTTTGACGCAACTGCTGATTCAACTTTACAAGGTTTAGTTGGTGGTGCTGATTTCGTATTTGTTATGGGTATTGACGGCGTAGACGCTACTGATAATTGTGTCTTTGGTAATTCAAACATAACAAGTTATGGCGTATCGTCGCCTGTTGGCGATATAGTCGCCACTTCAATAGATGTCCAAGCTGATTCGGGATTATATTCTGGTTCAGTTTTAGAAAATGCTAATTACACGGCAACTGCTAGTGGAACTGCTAGAGATAATGGCGCTTCTACTGGTAACGGCGGTGGAGCTTTCATTTTAGTCACTTCGGCTAGTGGAACTACACCTACGTTGGACGCAAAGATAACACATAGCGCTGATGATGTGACCTATGCTGACTTAGTGACATTTTCACAATTCACTACTTCTGCTGGTGCAGAGTTTAAATCTGTCGCTAAAGGAACAACTATCAACCGCTACTTAAAAGTAGAGATAACTATAGCTGGAACAAGTCCTGACTATGATGTTATAATTGGTCTTGGTAGAAATAATTAAAAGGAGTATATATGGCTTTCGTACACGGTAAAGACTCAGTTTTTAAACTTGATAATTCAAGTGGAACTTTAACTGATATTTCTAGCTACGTAAACAATGTGGACTTTCCTGAAACTGCTGACGTTGCAGAAACAACTACGCTAGGTGCAGGTTCTAAAACATATATAGTTGGTTTAAAGGACGCAACAATTTCTTTAGGCGGACTTTGGGATTCTACTGCTGACGCTATCTTTGGTGCAGTTGTAGGACAATCCGCAAGTTTGTCTTTTGAATATAGTCCTGAGGGTACTGGTGCTGGTGCAGTAAAATACACAGGCGAAGCAATCCTTACTAGCTATGCAGTTTCAAGTCCAGTTGGCGACGTCGTTGCTTATAGTGCAGACTTACAAGTAACTGGCGACGTAACACGTGGAACTCACTAAGAAATTTTAGAGAAAGAACACAATGAGTGAATTTTTAGATATAAATAATATAAATAAGTTGCCTGATGTTCCAGTTAAGGAAATAGAAATTCCTGAGTGGAAAATAAAAGTTAAGGTAAAGGGCTTATCAAAGAAAATGCAAGTTGAACTTGCGCGTATATCTGGCGCGGAAAACACGGACGCTTTTGATTATCAAAAAGCATTATTAAAAGCTTCCGTAGTTATTCCTGTTCTTGACGACGAAGCTATTGAAAAGCTTTACGAAAAAGACGCTACAGTAATTGATAAGTTATTTGTTGAAATAGCAAACCTTAATGGGATTGGCGGTGAAGTTCAAGAGGAAATCTTGAACGAATTTCAAGAACAATAACGAACTCGCATTTCGTTTTCGGTTAGCCCGTGACTTATGTATGACGGTGGGCGAATTATCTACTACAATGTCATCATACGAGTTTTCACAATGGGTAGCTTTCTACTTGTGGGAACAAGACGAACAAAATAAACAAATAGCTATGGCGCAAGCTGAAGCTAAAAAGAGGAAATAGTTTATGGGAACTGGTGCTGACTTAATAATTAGAATCGCTACTAAAGGCGCAACTCTTGCAAAAAGTCAATTAGAATCTTTAGGCAAATCGGGTACGGCGCTCGGCGGTAAAATGGGCTTACTCGCTAAAGCGGGTATAGGCGCAGTTGCCGTTGGTATGATTGCTCTCGCTAAGGGTGCAGTTGAATCTGTCCAAGCTTTTACAAAGTTTGAAGATAAGATGACGCAATCTCTTGCGATTATGCAAACTACTACTGCACAACAAGAACAAATGGCTCGGGTTGCACGTGAAGTTGCTACCGAAACAACAATAAGCGCAACTCAATCTGCTGAGGCTTATTTCTATCTTGCTTCTGCTGGTTTAGACGCAGAACAATCTATGTCCGCACTTCCGCAGGTCGCTAAATTTGCACAAGCAGGTATGTTTGATATGGCTACTGCTACTGACTTAGCAACTGACGCCCAATCTGCACTTGGTCTAACTGTTAAAGACGCTCAACAAAACTTAATGAACCTTACCCGCGTAACTGACGTCTTAGTAAAAGCAAACACATTAGCTAATGCAACTGTTCAACAATTTTCTGAAGCTCTTACTAATAAGGCGGGTTCTGCATTAAAGGTC